CGGAAAGCGAGGGGACGCCGTGCAGTCTCTCGGCATTTTGTTTAGCACGGAAATTTTGATTCCAACCGCAGGCCTGCGGGTGGACACCGTTTTGGGTCATTGCTCTCCAGAACCCCATAGACAGTTTAAGCGACTTGTCCGGGTCCACGGCTCCTTCAACACCCCAGGGTCCCAGCCCAAGAACATCATCGCCGCCCGAAGCCAGCGACAGACGTAGCGGGCAAGGTACCGAGGTTGAAGTAGGAGTCCGGTATCCAAGGCTTCATCAGGACGTCCCCGACGGGGGGACAAGGGGGAAGATTGAACGCGACGACCAACGCGTTCCAGTACCGATCAATGGTTGATAATGACATTGGTCTCAGTCGGTACTGCTTACGGAACCTCCGCAGGAAGACGGCATCACTCACAGGTTCAGTTCCGTGGGCAGCGCGCATAGCATAGGCAACGCGCTCCAACCAAAGATCCTGCAAGTCATAACTCTCTCCTTCCGCGGGAAAGTGCGGTCCCATAGGAATCATCCTCCAATTCGCAATCGCTCCAGCGTACTCTGCTGCAGGCAAATTCATTCCCTCTTTGCGGTAAAGAGCCATCCGGGGGTCAGCCACGAACATCGCCGCGATTTCGCGTTGGTTGCGCGTAACGCGGAAAGTGCTCGGGGCCAAAGACCGGGCGACCCCAAAACCACCGAGGTGTACTGGGAGGTACCAGTTCGGAGCGTATCCTCGTCCGAACCAGTCCCTCGACCACCGATGAAATGCTGCAGGAATCCCACACTTAGCCCAAGGGCAGTTCTCCACCATTGCAGTCAGCTCTCTGCCAATCTGCGTTGGAGTCGCCTTCGACTCGCCCTCCTTCACGTTGCTTCCTTTGATCAGCCTCAGGTTAAGGTAACCGAAGCGTTTCATCGTCTTTCCGACGAGACGGAACATCTGTGAATTGATGAGAGCGCAATCAGGCGACAGATACTGTTTGCCCTGCGACATCTTGAAACCTGCGTCCTTCGCTGTATTGACAAAAATCCCGTAGAACTCGCGGGTACAGCGAAATAACATATCGTCCCCATTAACGAGGACGTTGTTCCACATCAGGTTCGCGATGTGTGTGAGACGAGTTTCACCAGGCCCGGTGAACTCGCGGAAACGGAGCCAGCGGCGGATGGCCGCTCGAAAGACTGCGAGATTCTGGACGCAGAGGAGGGGAAATGACAAGGGATGCCCCATCAATTGCCCCTCGACCACATCGATGATCTTCCCGTCAGGGTATATGGCTCGAGACTGACCTGTGAGGGCGAAAAATGCAAGGTCTCCGATCGGAGAATCCGGAAGCGCACCAAGTGCAGCCAACGTACAATCCTTTCGGATGAGATCTGTCGCAGCCTCATAGTCAACGGAACACCAAAAAAGGTCATCATCCGGCATCGCGTTATAGATTTCGTTTACTCGAGAAGTGAGATCTTGATGCCTCATCGTACTCCATGGAGTGTCCTTCCAGCAGGAGATCATTGCCCCTTGGATCGGCTGGAGGGCAGAATAAAGGTACCCATCACCCTTCGTGATGATTCGAAACTTACCTGGCTCTGAAATCGCTAGGACCTGGACATCCAATCCAGGTCTTATCCCGCGCGGAATTGAATCGCCGGGAAGGTAAGGGGGTACA